TTGGGTCGCCGGTGTTTGATTTGAACAATAGAACTCCGTATCTACCAAACGGTCCGACATCTAATTTAATATCAATAGCACCGTCATAAATTAAATTTTCTAAATCTACTATATCACCCTCTTCAGTGAACACATTGGCTATGATGCTCTGTACTATGCCTAGTTTTTTCACTTTGGCTGGAGGTGATATGTACACAGGCATTTCAAATTCTAAACTGCATATGTCTATATCTGATTCTGCTCCTTGTGGTATGGATCTACTTGAAAAATTAGTGCTGGTTAGATACATGGCACTGAGACTGGTCCAGTCAATGTAGTTGTCTGTGGTCTGTAGTTCTAAGCTAGGATTAAACAGCACTAATATCTGTTCAAGCAACTGTAGTTTTTGATCTGTGTTAGAAGTCCACAGATCTGCTTTCATAGTCAATTTAAACGGTGTTGGCATTAACCGTTCTACTGTATAACTGCCGCCTTGTGCGCCAGTGTATTCCCTAGTACCACTTGCGTCTGTAAATCTGCGTTCTCGGATATGTATCTTTGAAATAAATGTAGGATCACTGAGCCTGTTAGTATCCATTTCAAGCCCTGTGATATAACAGGCAATCCTAGGCACCGTGGGCATTTTATTTTCTGAATTGTCTTTGATGATGCTGGCTACCTGTCTAGTAAGGTCACCATACATCACAGGTATCTGTCGTTGATCGCCGTCGCCTGCTTGATACTTAAATCCAATAAACACACGCATGAACTGTGTGACATAGCGTCTTATCTGGCCGTCGTAGTGAAAATCCATTATTCGTCTGCCTCAGGTCTAAGAGCCTTGCTGAGGCCCTGTTTTTGTTTGACTGTGTGTCCATCAATTGTGCTCACAGTGGGATTGTTAATGAACGTGGCCTTCTGTGTTTGTCTCACATCTTTGCCTGCAAATGTGCCTGTGGCCACATCACTGGCTCCGAGATTGCTCATAGTCATACGCACATTGTCTTCAAATTTAGTCCAACGCCTGCCATCGAATCTAAACAGTCTATTAGGTAGATAGTCAGTTCTAAGAGCAAACTGCCCCACAGTGGGATTGATAGGGAATGCTATACCTGCAGCTAAATTCACCGCAGTGAATGGAGCACCATTAGGTGGAACACCGTCTTTGGTTAGATAACCTTCATAGCCATCGCCGTCCGCTGATAATATCACACTACTGGCAGTCTGTCCCACATATATAGGATTGCCGTCCGTATCAAGCAACGGTGTGCCATTTATGTCAGTGGCCTGCGTCTCAGTATCCACAGTGACCTGTGTAGCATCTACGCTGGCCAATTCGGCTGTTCCGTCGTCGGTCCTTTGTAAAGTATAATACTTGCTGGTGTCATAACCGCTGCGTGGTGCATCAGCTTCTGCTTGATTCAATACCGCAGCAGTGATTTGCATTTCTTTTTCGTAGGTAGAAACAACATCGCGTAAGGTATCTGCCAAGGCATAATAGGTTTGCCAATATTGATCAACTCCAGGAACCACTCCAGTAACTTCTTGAAGAACCTGATATTTCTTACCGTCGGCTGCTAGGACTACATCACCTGGATAGTATGTGATATCGGAATTATAACTACCTTGATAAGAGTCACTGTCGGCGATGCCGTCTAAAATCTGTTTGAATTCTTGGCTGTCAACCAGAGGTTTACACTTGGCACGATACAGATGTGGATACCATGTGGCAGAAAATCCCTCTGCAGCTCTGGTAACTTCTTCTATCACAAAGAAACGTTTCAGGGCAAATGTTAGATCATTGAGAGCATATTCGTCTTTGAGGTGCGGCAGTTCTATGACATCACCAGCTATGATTTTTCTACCCAATTTTTCTACAGTGTCTGTGATGTGAAAAGTAATAAAGATCGTGTCATTCTGTAGAAATAATCCAAACTGGCTGAGGTTAAAATCTATATCAGAGATGTTGTAGACACCTCGCATCACATAAACATCGGGATCATACTTGCGATCACGATTTTCTAAAAACAACAGATCCTGTATGTTTGCTACATTATCAGTGGCATAGCCGGGAGTGCTAGGCGTATCACCTTGTATTGCAGCACCGGTACCTATATATCTGTGCACCAGCACATCTGTGCCGCCAACTTGAAACATTTCCCAAGCATTGCGATCTATAAATTTGAAATCATTGCCCTTTTCGGGCCTGTAAAGAGAGAGTCTCGGCATAGTCATATATTTACCGCTGTAATAAATACTAGCATGAGCACATCAGATCAAGCCAAAAACTCCGTATACGACTTCTGCAAAGCCATGCTAGGCAACGGCATGGTAGATGTAGAACTAGATCCCATCCACTACGAAACAGCACTTAATCGTTCTCTGGCAGTTTTCCGTCAGCGCAGCGACAACGCTGTTGAAGAATCTTACGTGTTTTTGACGCTAACTGAAAGCACAAACGAGTATATCTTGCCCAAAGAAATACAGCAGGTCAGAGAGATATTTCGTAGATCGGTAGGGTCAAGAACTGGCAACGGCACAGGTGGCACTGTATTTGAACCATTTAACTTGGCATATGCCAACACATATTTGTTAAGCAGCACAAACATGGGCGGACTGCTAACCTATGAATTGTTTGCACAATATCAAGAACTAGTAGGCAAGATGTTTGGCTCATTTATTAACTTCACATGGCATCCACAATCGCACAAATTGATCATACACCAACGTCCTCGCGGTGAAGAATCAGTGATGCTACAGGTCTACAACAGTCGTCCCGACTTTGTGATCATTGATGATGTGTATTCTGGACAATGGATCAAAGACTATACACTGGCCAACTGCAAGATGATGCTAGGGCAAGCTCGCAGTAAGTTTGGCCAGATCGCAGGACCACAAGGCGGCACACAACTCAACGGTACCGCACTGATCACTGAAGCCCAAACTGAGATGGAAAAGCTTACTGACGATCTCATGAAATTGGTGCCCGGAGGCTCAGGGTATACTTGGATAACCGGTTGACAACATAATCCTATACATGTTATACTGTTCTTAATTGGAGAACATTATGATCATAGGGGTATGCGGTTTTATAGGCTCAGGCAAAGACACTGTAGCAGACTATCTAGTTAACTTTCACGAATTTCGCAGAGAAAGTTTTGCTTCAACACTCAAAGATGCAGTAGCAAATGTGTTTGGCTGGGATCGAACCATGCTTGAAGGACGCACTGCACAGGCTCGCGAGTGGCGAGAACAAGTGGATCCTTGGTGGGCAAAACGCTTAGACATGCCTACATTGACTCCACGCTGGGTTCTACAGTATTGGGGCACAGAAGTCTGCAGAAAATCGTTCCATGATGACATTTGGATTGCCAGCTTAGAAAACAAACTACGTAATTCACAGGATCATGTGGTGATTTCAGACTGTCGTTTTCCTAATGAAATTGCTAGTATTCGCAATGTGGGCGGCAAGATTATTTGGGTACAGCGTGGGAATCTACCCGATTGGTACCAAGTAGCCCTTGATGCAAATGCAGGTCACAATTATGCAGTCCAAGAATTAAAGATGCGTAAAATTCATGCTTCGGAAACAGCATGGGTCGGAACAGACTTTGATGCTATTTTAGATAACAATCACACCATTGACAACTTATATAAACAGGCTGCACTAATAGTCAGCCACAAGGTCCCCTTGTTGCCAAGTGATTCCCTCTTTGCCTAATATCGCAGCACAGTTTAGGCACACAGTTTTGAGATTGTTAGGCCTGCAGTTGTTGAGATTTTCATCTATGTGAAACACACGGAACACCTGTGTGTGAGGACTCCTGTACCCACATTTCTCACAGTGAGTCTTAGGCCGGTAACCTGCTCGTTGCCAACGAGGTACATGAGCACCTGCACCATGTGCTAAACAGATTTCACACAGTGTTCTGTAGTAGGCACGATTGTTTTTGTGATAATTAATGGCTCGCGGTCTCTGTGCGCAGGCCTTGCAGAATGGTCGCATGAGGTATTTACCCTTTTTCGCCCCTTTTTGTTATACGCCTAACTCGCTGTTTTTGGAATAGTATGCTAAATATTATGAGCAACTATTTCAGGAGAATAGGCGATATGGCACTAACATCACCAGGCGTACAAGTTACAGTAATTGACGAGAGTTTTTATACACCAGCAGAACCTGGTACAGTTCCTCTTATCGTTGTAGCTTCCGGCCAAGACAAAACCAACGGAGCTGGTACTAACACAGCTTCAGCAACAACCAAAGCAAATGCTGGCAAAGCATTTAAAATTACCAGCCAACGAGATCTTGTGGATCTGTTTGGTATACCGTTCTTTGAGCAGACAGGGAGTTCAACTCCTATCCATGGCTCGGAACGCAACGAATATGGTCTTCTAGCAGCATACAGTCTGCTAGGAGTCAGCAATGCTGCATTTATCGTTCGTGCTGATGTGAATCTAGACGAACTTGCAGCAGAAGTAGATGCTCCGGGAGCGAATCCTTTAAACGGCAAATGGTGGATTGACACGCAGTCTACAACTTGGGGTATCCAAGAGTGGAACGGTCAAGCTGCCTCAGTTGCCGGCGGACAGAAATTTACCAACAAACTGCCTATCATACTAACAGATGCAGACAGTCCTGCTAAAATCACAAACAATGCTCCTAAAACTTCTGTAGGTCAGATTGGTGATTATGCAGTGGTATTCCAGACTGTAGGTGAAGATGCTGCATATGCAACTGCAAATGATCTAGCAAGAATCTACTACAAGTCACCGGGCAATGGTGGTATTGCAGGCGGTGCGACAGCGGTTGCTGCAGGAGAATGGGTACTGGTTGGATCCCCAGCATGGAAAGCCAGCTGGCCTGTGGTTTCTGAAATAGTGTCAGCTGTAACCGGAACACTGTTGATTAACAATGTTCAACTAGGCGCAGCATTCACATCTGCCTCGGCTGCTACAATAGCTACACGCATTCAACAAACAGCTATCGAAGGAATTACTGCTCAGGCAATAGATGGTAGACTGTACATTTATTCTAACGGATATACCTCTGATACCGCAGACAGTACACTCGGACAAGGTAATGTGACTCTAACTGATGGTACTGGAGCATGGGCTACCAGTACTGCATCGATTGCAGGCACATATCTTGCACCTAAACTACAACAATCTCCGCATACTTCAGTGCCCGCATATAAGATTTCAGAAAATGCAGGCACTGTCT